CTTCATCTGCGGTATTCAATGAATTCTGGCGATTCTTATTGTCCTGGAGACGCGCCTCTCGTAGAGCAAAGTCCAACTCCTTCACGGGGTCGGCATAGCGTTGGCTAAACTCCTGGAAGGAGAATGAACGATGGCGGAGAATCTGGCGGGCAATATCCCGTGTAGTGGTTACCTCCACGCACGCCGATACCATCTCCAGAGGAGACCAGTGTTTGTTGCGAATAAGGTAACGAATTAATTTGTCGGAAGTCTCGGTATTGAACTGGTTCTTCGGATTGGAAACTCTTGCGCAGAAGGCAATAAGATCCTGAAGATCCATACTGAAATCTTCGACGCCGATGGGTTTTAGTTCATCGGCTACCTTGGAATAACTAACGAGTTTTACTTTAGGTGCCATTGTTAAGTTTGTGTGTGAGATAATAGCCAAGCAGTTTTACGTTCTTCTGAGTGAATTCAAATTCATCGCTGTAAATGTTACCATTACGTTGGACGAATTCCTCAGTGAATCCCTCTTTGAGCATACGGTTAATGACCCCACGATTGAGGATGTACGCCGTTGAGGATTGCTTCTTGAAATTGGGAAATACCATGATGGCACCCAGCGCCGATTCAATCTTGGCTTTGGCTGCCGATAGAGTCGATGTTGAATTTACCGCAAGATCAAAATCAATTGACACTTCAATATCCTTATTCTGGAGGTTTGCGGCATGAATAATATCATGGGCATATTCTAGGACACAGGTATTCGTGTGTAGATCGGTCTTGCAATCGGGTAATTGCTTTTCTTCTGGTTCGTTATCATCATCGGCAAACATATTAGGACCAAAGTTGTCTGCGGTTTTTAACTACCCATTCACATACCTGAGTGTCGGCTTCTTCCAGCTTACTTTCCAACTCGGTAACTTTATTATACTTTTCCATCTTATTCTGAGCAATATCGTTCATCACAAGTGGAACTGCTTCCCACGCCTTTTCGATTTCATTGAGAATTTCTTGGCGACCCTTAGTGGCATAAGCATGACACTCTTTTAATTGAGCCGCAAAGGTTTCAAGTTCATTCGAGGAAGAAAATACAATGTTTTCAAAGCACTTTTCGCGGTCGACATACTCGATGACGCATTGCAGACAGAATTCAACAATGATGGAATCAAGGTCACCGCTATTACGAGTAAATACCTTGTCGCGCATTTCCTTACGAGGATATTTAATGTAAGGTCTTACCTTCCATTTGATTCTTCTGGAATAATGCTGAATGTCCCAAAAGAATCCGGCAACCGTTTCGCGGAAAAAGTATTGAACTGGATATTCCTTTTTGATGTACGCATCAAATTTAGTCCACTCGCCTATAAGGTCGTCTCCGGCGGTAAGTGCGTAGGGTTTGATGTAAAGCGGGCAGGGCCAATACCAGACGACAAGCTCTCTTGATGTTACCGGCATTGCTTTGTATTCGTCAACGGTATGAACCATGACGCAGTGTTTGTAAGGATTGTCGTTAAACATAAGTGTAGACCTGTGCGATGTATTCGGTTAGATCAAAGGCAATCGGCTTATTAACCGGCTGGTATCGTTCATTACAGATGGAAGCATTGATGTGTAATACATCCTCCGGAGAGTATGCATAACCATATGAAGTGTGAATATGACCGCAAACATGAGTTTTAATTTTGGTTTTCTGAATTGTTTTTAATAGATTGACGCATCCAACTTTCTCATTCACCCAAGGCATTTTGTAATTGGGACACTCATCCACAAACCCGTATGCCGGACCATGAGTCACAAGGACATCGGTGTCGGCTGGAATAAGGTCCCAGTGTTTCTGAATATCAGAGCCACGTTTGCGGTTGAATGCCCAGTTAAAGAATTCTGGCTGTACCGGAGAACCCCAGAACTTGACTCCATCAATGGTAGCTCCAGAATCATTTAGATAATGGAAACCTTCCGAAATGGGAAGGATTGCCTTGATGGAGCTTTCGGTACTGGAATAGTCGTAATGATTTGGGTCCATGAAAATGTCATGGTTACCCGCAATGATCACACGGTGCTTATACGGAAGAGCATTGAACCAGCCGATGGCTCGAATGGCTTCATCCATGCTTCCATGGTTGCAGAAATCCCCGGCATGTACAATAACATCGGCTTCTGGTAGATCACCAAGGGCTTTATGGAGCCCGTGGGTATCGGATATGCAGAGGATTCTCATGTGTTTATTTCTTTATGGTAATTCTGGCAGTGAACACTCCGACGAGCAATCCGGCTGCACACCAAGTGCTAAATGTAAATGGAATGGTAAAACCGAATAGAGTATTGAGCGACCAAATGACGGCAATTGGATAAAATACAAAGAATGCAATTACCAAAACAATTAGAAGGGCAATAAGGAATTCTTTCATATTAGGCTGCGGCTGGAGCTTCTTCCGTCTTTGCTGGGCGGCGGTCGGCATTGCTGCCTTCCAGAGCAAAAAGGAAATAACGAATCGTCGAGCGGTCAACGCGGAACTGATTCTTATCGTTATAGTCGGCAAGCTCGCGAGGAGACACCGAGGACTTTAGCTTTGGAGGCTGTCCTGGAATCTTTGTGAGCCCACGATAGGACTTAATGGCTTCGGTAAACTTTTTCAGTTTACGGCGATATGCTGGCGAGTTGGTGCGTTTGTCAATATAGCTCATGGCAGTTTATAGGAAATGGTTTGGAAGAATGTGCCGGTTTTGTAAAAGGCACGGGAGAGGATGTGACGTACCCAGCGATAGGTTGATGTGTGGAAAATGAAGCGGTTGTACCAATAAGAGTTGATCAATTCTAAGTGTTCCTCCCATTCACGGTCGATTCGTTTTCTTTCTGCATTCGGCAGTTTTTCAAAGCGGATGAGTTCAACCGATTCAACGGCTCCATGAACAAATACAGCCTTGAACTCAATGGAGCAATCCCAAAGACCGACAACATCGTGCCGGTATTCATACATATAAACTGTATGGGTAACTGATTTTTGTGCTTCAAGATAGGGTTCGGTACGATTGAGAGAACCTAGGCGGTCCATAAAGCTCTCGGCTTTTGGGTCGCCTTCAACCCATTTCTCATTCTTGTATTTTTTTAGAAAGAGCTTACCGTCCTGAACGACATAGTCGGCCAAGCAGCAGTCAAAGTCTTTGGTCTGAAAGGACCAGTTGTTTTTGGCAAGACCAAGACCCTTCATTTCTTCGGTGAAGGGTAGGTTGTCGCCCCATTGAATTGTATCGAACATTCCCATATTGTAGTTCCTATATTACATTGTTGTACCGCAAAGTAAACAACAAAATGATTAAAGTTTGAATTTTAATTCTTTTCTAATAGTTTCAATAAAGACCCTACCAGCTTCGGAAGCCGATTCAAGGTCGGGAGCAATTACATTGCCATTTCGCTCAATTCTAAGTATCTCTTTGTCCCCGACATTAAAAACGAGAACGGGATCGGTAGTCTGAGTGCCCACCAAAAGTTGAGAAAAGGGGCTAAAGTTAATTGGATTGAAGCTGGGTTCAATGTCTTCGAATTGTGTTTGTGTTTCCATGGTATTACATTTTGAATCCACTGAAGTCGCGTTTCGGGGTAATTCCAAATGATGGTACCGAAGGACTTGCTTGGCGGATGGTTGGTTCTTTAGTGAGAGTTTGTGCTTTGTTTTCGACATCGTACAACCGCATTTTAGCACGGTCGACACCGATGATGAATTTCTTATTCTTTGTGGGGTCGTTGTATCTATTCTTTAGCTGTTTTACGAGGAGCTGATTCATCTTCTCCAGTTCCTCGGTTGAGATTAATGCGAACATTAGGTCGGCGGTAGCAGGAAGACCGAATGATTCGGATGTATCAGTAAGTTCAACATCGCTGTTGCCGAAACCCGAGCGGGTCGTCTGAGTCGCAGAGAAGATGGGAACATCAAACTCCACGGCAAGCCCACGGATTTCTTCGGCAATTGCCTTAATGAATGAATAGGTGTTTACGGAACCGCCGACACCCTTCATACGAGCCGATGCACAGATATTGAGATAGTCAATAAAGATGGCATCAGCCTTGAAGTCCTTCTTGAGTTTCAGTTCATTTAGAAGAGCGCGGAAGTGTCCTGCATGAGCGGAAGCCGTAGGATATTCTTTTACAATAAGGGTACCCTTTGTCTTTGCGGCAATCTTTTGGATTTTAGATTCGTAAAGATCCTTTGGCATATTTGCCAACTGATCAATCGGAACATTCATTAGATTGGCGTCAATACGTTCGGCAATGCGTTCCTCCGACATTTCAAGTGTAATGTAAAGTACGTTCTTGCCCTGAGTAAGGAACGAAGAAGCCACATGACACATGAATAGAGATTTACCCACGCCCGTACCCGCGAGACAAATGTTGAGAGTCTTCCGAGGTACACCATTCTTTGTAATGGTATTGAACATCTCCAGGTCGAATGGAGTACGGTCTTCAACTTTGTGATAGAAGTCAAAGCGGTCGTCGGCATTACCAATGTAGTCGTGACCAACAGAATTATCAAAATTGATTCCCAATGCCTTTTGCAGAATGTCGGGAATTGCGTCCTGAGTGACTTCCTTTTTCTTACCGTCAATAATGGAAATAGATTCCATGATGGCAAGAAACACCGCGCGGTCCTTACACCACTTTTCGGTGTGTTCAAGTAACCACTGGTCTTCGACCTTGGGATTCTCCTTAAGAGATTCAATAAGTTTAACCGTGTTGTCATACTGCTCCTCACTGATGTCTGTATTTTTATTTACGAGATCAATGTTGAGTGTCGTCTGTGTCGGTAGTTTATTGTATTTCTCAATGAAATCAATAACTAATTTATAGACGGACCTATGCGACCCCTCAAAGTATTCGCGTTTAATGAATGGTAGTACCTTACGGCAATACCCTTCATCATTCACTAACTTCTGCAGAATCGTCGTTTGTAGATTGTTTGTCATTAGACCCTAATTTATACTTGCCCGTATCGAAGGCATTTTGAATGATGTGGCTGAGAATGTCGCCGAGATGGTTATTGAAGTCGTTTGATTCTTCAAGTATTTCTACGTCGTGTGGAGCCGGAGCTTCATCGACCTTGAATTGAAAAGAAAGAGTGGCTGTTTCTTTGTCTTCGTTGACCTTTAAGGAAACCTTTCCGTAGGTAACAATGACGCCCGACCATTGACCACTCTTCAACCTAACCGAATACATTTCGGAAGTTGGCTTTTCAACAAAAGCGTAATCTGTATCTGTAATTTTAGGATTCATCGGCTTCATCATCTACGATTGAGGTGATACCGCTCTGACCTTCACCGCCTAGGGTATAACGGGTACGGATGTAGTCTTTAAAGTCTTTTGATTCAAGAATGTCTTTCCAGAATTCTGCGGTATAGGTATCCTTCTCGCGGTACTTGGCGGTATCACCTTTCTTTTGGTACCAGCCAACGGTGGGTTTAATTACAAAACCACCATCAACGCAGACCTCAAGGAGCCCAGAGTATTTCTCAACGCCATTGGCAAAGGAAACAGAAATCGGAACCTTGGACTTTTCTTTCACGAAGCGGGACTTGTCAACATTGATCACAAAGTGGTAGCCTTGAAGACCATGATCATCTTTGTCTTGTTGGCGTCCGAGAATCCAGACCGTGTTGGCAGAGTAATAAAGACCGGTACCGCCAGAGAGAACATCCTTGGGATACAGGTCCTGAGTCTTGTAGGTGTGACCGATTGCAACAATGGGAATATCCTTCATCGACAGATGCGGCGTTACCATACGGAAGAGGCTCTTGAAAGCCTTGGCGCGAGTCATATCGGCAACCGATTTCTCATTCATTGCATCCTCAACTTCCTTCTTTGAAGCAAGGTTACCGACCGAGTCAATCATGATGATGACTTTCTCACCCTTCTCAATTCCGTCAAGCTGTTTCATGATGTCAAACTTAAGGTCTTCGACATTCATGATTGGACAGTGGAGCACGCGGC